CAGCGTTCTTTGTTACGGTGGCATCGCCATTGGTGACACCAACACTATTTGAGAATGCAGCAGCATCCGTTGTTCCAATAAGTGACATCTTTTTCTCTAATCGTGTATTGTTCTAAGTTTTATTTATAAAAGGACTATTCCTTTGCTGCAATAGCAGCCTTCACAGTCTCAAGTAACTTGTCATCCATGTCAGTTTTGGTCAGTTTAACTGCCTTACCTAGGATAACTAAGCAAATATCTATTAATTTTTCTCCAAGTTCCTCGTTGTCAGGAATTTTGTTTACTGCGTCCGAAATAACTTTCGTTGCAAGTGGTAGTAGAAAAGAAAACATGGTAATATTCCATAATGTGTGTGTATCTATTTATTACTTTTCCCATTCCCCCAAAATTTCACCCATAATCTTCATGAAATCCTTGAATGACATGAGTTTTCCTACTCTATGATATCTCCTCGCTTTCATTACACCTGACTCGAATGATTCTTTAGTTAAAAACCCATCATCCCTTACTTTCATACCTTTTGGAATGGGTTTACACTTCTGAGTATCATTACAATAGTACTGTCCTTTACCACAAGTCTCTTCTTTTGCTACCTTTTTCTCTGGTAGTCCTTTATGTTTAGTAGATGCAAAGTCCTTGGCATCTTTTTTCTTTATGCTGGCAGCAACTCTGGCAACCTCAGGTGAGGAAGCTTTCTTCTCACCCTCCTTTTGAGCTTTTCTAACCATCCCGAAGAATCTTTGTTGGGACTTTGAGACTGACTTTTCATTTAACACCTCCTCATTAGTAGCACGAGTAGTCATACCTTTGCCATCGTCATCATTAACAATGGGCATGACTTCTACGTTGCCAACCTTCTTGTTCTTTAGTTTTTCTTTTCTTTTCTTAGAATCAGTTTTGAATTGATTAAAGGATTTCATTTTTTCTTCTTAGACATAGCAATGATCTTGCTAACTTTCTTACGTCTTGCGTGTAAAAACTTATCAGACTTATCTACGTCACCATCATTGTCGATATCAGCGTCTGCCTTACCAACTGGATCTAACTTCTTCTCTGTTACATGCTCAACTGACTCTGCTGCTTTTTTGAATGCATTCTTAGCAGGATATCCTTTATCACCAGGTTTTGCTGGAGACTCACCTCTCTTTCTTTTTGCATGAATGTTGTCATATAGACCCTTCTTGCCTTCTTTTATCTCATCTTCGTGTGGAATTGTGTTACCATCTTTATCTTTTTGATGATGAAAATCATCTTCTTTAACACAATTAGGAACTTCTTTACCACCTTTCTTCTTAGTTCCCTTTGCCTTATATCCTTTCCAGCATGTAGAAGCACCAACGTTATCACGAGCTGCTGCCATACCTTCAGTAGCATATCTTCTCTTTTCTATGACGTATAGTTCTCCGTCAATCTCTACCTCTTCACGTTCTAAAACTTCGTTCTCTTCCTTAGTAGCAAGTTGTGCTTTAGGTGATTCTTTCTTAGGACCTTTCTTTTTAACCAGAGTATTCTCTATCTCTGCACCATTAGACTGTGGATCCATGCCATCAAAAGGTGCTTCAGATAAATGTAAATCTGGTAGGTTAGTGTTTTGGAAGCAATCGCCACCCATCCACTTATTATATTGTTCCATCAAACCTGATGAAAAATCATCATTGTTTCTGACGGTGTTAATTCTTTCTTGCTTCTTCATTTACTTACAAGGAGGTTCTTCTCGTATTATTTATAGCTCTAACATTCTTAATCCACTCACGGAACATTTTTCCTTCTTCAGATATAACAATTGCATAGTTACCACCCACTCTGTGAATAGTTCCTTTGACTCCTGTTCTTGAAGACATGACACTATCACCCTCGCTCAGACCTTTTTCGTGTCTTTGCTCTTGTCTTAGTGCTTGTTCTCGTAATTTTTTAAAATTTATCATTTATAGTTTGCGGGTAAATTCGCTGCTACTTCCATCATCATCATTCGACAATCATCTTCTTTTAGACTGGTAGGTATACCAGATCTGAATGTTTTAAAATCTCCAGCAAACGCTGCTCTTCTCATTTTAGTACCAGATACTGCAAATGTGTCACCATCTGCGTCTCTACTACCAGAAGATACGATGTCTAACTTTCGGAAAGAATACTCGTCTCCATTATATTTATGAATCCACTGCATAGCGTTAACTCTATCAGATCCTACAAGAAATATACACTCATCATATCCTGCCATCATAATATCTTGTAAAACTGCTACTGGATCTCTAGGTCCGCTGTATATGTTAGATTTGTGTATAGGAAACATTTTTTTCATGTAAAATAATTTTCTATCTGGCAGCAAAGGGTTGTTTCCTTTGGTATCTACTGTCTGAGAAATGTAAATTCTATAATCATCTGTACCAGCAGCACGTTTTACACTATTAAAGTTTGCTTCGTGTCCTGTAGTTGGTGGTTGAAACCTACCAAATGTCATATAGCATCGTTTTGTTACTAACGCCATTTCTTTGCAACAGTAAAGTTATTGTATGAGAACTCAAGACGATTAACAAACTTAATCATGTCTCCATTCTTATGTAGAACATAACCTTCAGGACCTGTGACTTTATATCCTGTGTCTGTTTGTACAAATGTTTTAAAAGTTTCTAGTTTATCTAGTTTATCAATGACAAATTTCTTGATTTCTTGTATCTCTTTGTACAAACCTAGCATTGATTTGAACTTTGTAGCGTTATTGATTAGATAGTTTTCACTATCATATATTAATTTCTTCTTAGCAACCTGTGTCTTTGGTGTTTTTATCTTATCAGCAAGAGGTTTTACCTTACTATGATAAAAATTAGTCAAGTCTTCGAGTGCTTTTGTTGTATTTGATATAGTCTTTTGATTTTTGATTTGACTATTGAAAAACTGTTTGAGATATGAAGATACATGCCATTTAGCATCTCCTGCAGTACCAGAAAGAGTGGTTAATTCATCTAAAAAGTCTCCAGATTCAGCACACATTTTTTCTATGTTAGCAACATACTTATCAAACAACAATTCTTCTGAATGATTCAAACCAACTCTATCCATTGGAGTGTCATTATCAACAGATAACACATCAATAGATCCTTTTACCTTTGCACCAGCAACTGCTTGCATAGTTTGAAAATCAGTACCTCTATAATGTGTATGAAAAACTACACCTATCTTTGCTTTACCTGTTGCTACACCTATAGGATGATCTACAGGTATACCATACGTTATAGTGTTTGGTGTAAATGTATATAATTTCTCTCCACTAACTGTTTCTCTTTTTACATCAGTAGTAAACAGTAAATCTCCTTGAACTATACCTTGTATACCTAAAGTAGAAAAATACTTCAAAGAATATTTTAATTTTTCTGCAAGATCTCCTTCATAATATAAATCTACATCAACGTCATCGTAACATGCCTTAGAATTTTTTGCAAAAACAGATTTAGTTCCAACAAAAAACATACCACTATTAGGATCAGTACCACATACAACTGATGGTGCACCATCCCATTTAGTTTGCATAAAACCTGTACTGTTATCACATCCAAGCATCTTTCTCAGTTCTTTGAGAAAATTAACAGACGCTATACAACCATCAACTCCATAGTTGAGCATTTCATCTTCCAAATGTTCAAGGTGTTTTAGTTGAGTTACGTTTGCCATTAACTATCGTCTGCTATTTCTGTAGAATCTCCTTTATGTCCTGTTGCAACAGTCTCACCTATGATTGTATATTTTGTCTGTAACTTGTCAGGATACACACGAAGTGGATCTGCTGTAGTTCCTTTATCAGTTGTGTTTCTGATGTTAAAAACCATGTTAAATACAGGAGTCACCATATGTATATTAACACGTTTTTTCCCTCCTGTGTCACCACCGTAACTTATTTTTACATCTCTTGGAGTGGATGCTCTTTCTAAAAAATTCTTATCTATTTCTAGATGTTTAATTTTTGTTCCTCTCTGTAAATGCACATAGTGATAACCATATCCTAGAGATCCCATTATAAGTTCCTTTATTAATTGATGATTATACACTGGTCTAGTATCTACTTGATGATATTTTCTATTTCCATTTTGATATTCATTAAAAGTAGCACATAAAAATTGTTCATTCAAACCAAAAGTTCTTATTAATGCTTGTCCTTCTTTCTTTTCTATTTTTCCTGCCTTAACTTCTTCTACGGGAAATACATTAGTTTTTAATCCAAGATTAGATAGGTTGGTTGTACCACTAGTTTTAAGTGAAAGATATATTTTACGTTTTACATTATCACATTCAGTATCTAATGTTATATCAGTAACAGTAGAACCTATGTCATATCCATTAGTATATGATGCAGTTCCCACTTCCCAATGTTCACTTACTAATTTCATTGGTCTTTTTTTATTTGATTTACCCTCAGGAACTACAATAATTTTTTGACATTTTTCTAACTTATAATATTTTATTATGTCTTCGAGAAAACTTTTGTATTTATTGTTTTGTATAGTATTTGTATCAATCCATTTGTTAAGAGCGACTTCCATGTCTCTCTCAAATAAACTTCCTTGATTATTCTTTCCTTTTTTTCCTCTACTACCATCACCAAAATCTGGTCTCAATTTTGTGAGACTTAATTCTTTTGTAAGTTGTTTTATAGTAAATCCACCTTCTAACAACCTTATAATCTTACATTCATTCTTCTTACTAGAATCAAATGCTAAAGGATTTTGTACGACATCTCCATAATTTTGAAGCAAATATCTGTACAAACGCAATGCTTCTTTAGCAGATGCTTCATTCATAAATTTTACTGCTTTTCCAGCTTCTTCAAATGTAGATGGTAGGATGTCGAATGCCACTTACCTATCTCCTTTCTTCCTATTCTCAGAAAAGTAAACGTCAAAAGATCCCTCAGGATAACGCTTCTCTAGTTTCTTAACATTGGTAGCAATCACATCATCAAACGATACTTCGAGTGCCATACATGCTTGTGCTACGTACCACATGATGTCACCAAGTTCAATGATCAGATGTTCTCTGTTGTCTTCGTTCCATGGTTTACCTTGGAATACCATCTTCTTAATGATCTCAAGGAACTCTCCACCTTCAGCATTAATCCCAACACCAGCAGTGGTAAGGCGTTCAATATTGGCACCTTCTCTGTCAAGTTCACCCAAGCGATCAACAAGAGATTTAAAATCCTTACTAGGAGTGCTTGTGACAGCATCCACGAAATGAGTGTACCTATCAAAGTCCACATGCTTTATACGTTCCATTCTGCAAATTTAGATAATCGGTTTTGTGTTTGTGAGAATTGTTGTAAGGTTTCTCCTACCTTTTCATCTTCTATATTGATGGCAGATGAATCTTCTGCTACATCATACAACCTCATTTTCGCTCTGTCAATTCCCAGAATAAATTTTCTTGAGGCAGTCGGGTCGTTGTATCTGTTCTTAAGTTGTTTGACCAAGATGCGACCCTGTTGCTCGAGCTCCTCAGTAGATATAAGGGCAAACATAAAATCAGCAGTGGCAGGGAGACCAAAAGACTCAGAAGTGTCAGTGAGATCGGGATCAGAGTTACCAAACCCACTACGAGTAGTTTGAGTGGCAGAGATAATAGGTACATTACTTTCCACAGCAAGACCCCGAAGCTCTTCAGCAATCGCTTTAACATAAGTATACGAGTTAACAACAGCACCTTTATATCTAACAGATGCACAAATGTTTAGATAGTCTATAAAGATAAGATCAGGTGCAAAATCTTTCTTCAGTTTAAGATCACTTAAGAGTGCCTTAAAATGTCCTGCATGTGCAGATGCAGTAGGGTACTCTTTAATGATCAGTTTACCTTGTGTTTTTCTAGAGATCTCATTTACTTTTGAATTAAATAAAACCTCAGGAAGTTCCATGATGTCCTTGACGTTTACGTTTAGAAGATTTGCGTCAATTCGTTCAGCAATCTTCTCCTCTGCCATTTCACATGTAATGTAGAGAACGTTGTAGCCCTGAGTGAGGGCGGAACCAGCCATGTGGCACATGAATAAACTCTTCCCGACACCTGTACCAGCAAGAGCGATGTTGAGAGTCTTGTTAGGGAGACCACCTTTCGTAATAAAGTTAAACTTTTCCAAATCAAAGGGAATTTTTTCTTCTTTCCTGTGATAAAATTCATATCTGTCTGATGATTGTTCAATGTAGTCATGTCCTATATGTTCGTCGAAGGAGACAGCAAGAGCATCCTGTAAGATGCTAGGTATAGCACCCTTGGTAAACTTAGTTTCTCCGCCATCAGCAATCTTAATAGACTGCATGAGTGCTAAGTATATAGCACGGTCTTGACACCATTTTTCTGTGGCATCTAACAACCAGTCGTAATCAACCCAATCATCAGAAAGAGAATTTATTCCCTGTACTGAATCTTTGAATGTTTCTTCTGTAAGATCTCCTCGGTTCTGGAGATTAATTGTGAGAACTTCTTTAGTAGGTACTTTATCGTACTTAGCAGCGAAGTCTGCAATCTCTTCAAATACAATTTTTTCATGGTACTCTTGGAAATAATCTGCTTTTATAAAAGGAACAACTTTTCTATAATAAGTTTCATTGTAAATGAGGTTCCTTAGAATTGATTCTTCTATTCGTTCTGTCATTCTAGTTTTAACCTCGCAAATGATTTCTCACTTAGTCTCTTCTGTATTAGTCTACCATAGTCTTCATGTAGTTCGCAACCAATATAATGTCTATTTAATGATTTGGACACAACTGCTGTTGTTCCTGATCCCATGAATGGATCTAGAACTATGTCTCCCTCTTCACTCCCTGCCTTGATACAAGGTTCAATTAAGTCAGGTGGATACACAGCAAAGTGTGCTCCCTTATATGGTTTGTTTGTTACAGTCCAAACATCTCGCTTATTTTTCCTGTCATAAGACTTGGATAACCCACTATGAGGAACCAACCCAGTACCAGGATTATGGTACTTACCTTTAGTCCTGTCTCTAGTGCCCCAGTCTTGCTTGACGGGTTCTTTAATTGCTTCATTGTTATAATAGTATTTACGATTTTTAGAAAGTAGAAAAATATATTCGTGTGATTTAGTACACCTATCTTTAACTGACTCAGGCATAGGATTAGGTTTATGCCATATAATATCCTGACGTAGATACCATCCATCTGCACGTAATGCAAATGCTAACATCCATGGTATACCTATCAAGTCCTTCTCTTTGAGACCTTCTAATTTGTTTCCTCTCTTAGCACACTTGTCAGGTAGATCTTGTTTTGTTTTACTTACAGTTTGTTTTGGTAATGCTTGTCCTTTACCAGGTCTATAGTTGTAATAACTATCACCTATGTTTACCCATAATGTGCCATCATCAGTTAAGACATCACGAACTGATCTGAATACTTCTACTAAATTTTTTATGTATTCTTCTGGTGATTGTTCCTGTCCTATCTGTGACTCTTCTCCACCGTAGTCACGCAATCCATAATAAGGTGGTGATGTGACACAAGTTCTTGCCTTGCCATCAAACTCTTTTAAAGTCTCACGACAATCTCCAAATAAAATTGTATCAACCACCATAACTATATTCCTTTCTTGCTGCCTCCTCCAGTTGTTTCATTACTCCTTCGGTAAAGTATTTTTCTGGGTCTTTAAGAATTGCAGAAGGATATACGCTGCTGCCACCAACAACGATCCTATTTCCTTTACGCTCAAAGACCCCATACTGTTCACCCAACTCCAATAATCCGTAATACTTATCCAGTCCACGTTCATCAAAATACAATCTAGTTTCAACTTTACTTCCCTCCTTTGTTAATCGAGATTTTTTTGCTTCACATTTTATTATGTTACCAACAAGTGTTGTGCCATCCTTTTCTTTCTTCTTACCAAGGTAGATGATAGTTGATGCTGCATACTTGAGTCCTGTTCCTCCACCCATTTCTTTTGTAGGTACGTAAGATCCTATTACATCATAGGTATGATTTGTCACAATCATAGGTATCTTTGCTTGACCTAGTTTCAAAGTCAATACACGAAATGCACCTTTGATTAATTGTGATTTAGTCATGTCTCTAACTTGTTTATCGTTAGCGACATCTTCCATCTCTTTAGATGTAGATAACATACCAAGAGAATCAAGAACAAACATCATTGGTTCTCTCTTTGGTTCTTTCATATACTTGTCTACGATACGACAAGCTTGTGTTCTAAATTCTTCAATAGTAGATACTGGAAACAATACCATACGTTGAGAATCAATACCACGAGACTCAATCATCTCTTTAGAAATAGCAGATTCTGTCTCAAAGTATATGACTCCTCCTTTAGGATTTGCATCTAAAAAATTACGAACAACACTTAGTGCAAAAAATGTTTTACCTGTGCTGCTCTCTCCTGCAAGTGCAGTAACTTTGTTAGAAGGTATCCCTCCATATATTGATCCGCTACAAAGAGCATTAAAAATATATGAACCAGTGTCAACATAGTTGTCTACGTCACCCGCAGCAACTCCATCACTTACTATACTAGCAAACTCATTGCCACTGTCCTTAATTACTGTATCTAAGAATCCCATTGTGTTGCTTCATCCTCATAAAAATTTACATAATCATAATCACTACTCATCATTTTTGCAAACGAACGAGCAGTTTCATAGTCCTCAAAACATTTGATGCTATCGGTATCAATCTGACCAACGACGTGGTTAGTCCAAGTGACAACATAGACTTTTCTAGTCATTCAAAGAACCTCCCTATAGTAATAACTTTTTCGTGTGTCCACCCTATACATTGTAGCACGTTTTTCAAAGGTTCCAAGAAACTCTTCTCAAATTGTGTTTGATAATCAACATATTTCTCTATACCAAATTCCTTTGGCAGTTCACCAAAGAAACTGATACAGTTTTCATGTAGAGGGTTAGGTGTTTTCAAGTACATAAACTTGATCTTCTCACCCTCCTGTATAAATGGATGCTTATGTTCTACTTTATATTTTTTGACGTACCAGTTGTATAAGAGTGCCCCTCTGACATGGATCGGGGTTCCTTTTGAGTAAATGTTTGTTGGATGTCTGTACTTGGATAGATTGTTGACTCCACGTGGGAAGGCGACTTCATCATAGGGTCGCTCCCTTGTTTCGCTGCGGACTCCATTGATGAAAGAGATAAGCTCATCATTGTCTTTGCCGATAATAATCTGAAACGCTGCATATAATTTATCCCGAAAGTATGCTGGTGTTGATGACCTAGCAGTTTCTAGACCCATGATCTTCATCTTGGGTTCATTGTATCTAACTCCTTCTGAGTCCCATACATTTAATATGTATCTTTTCTTTGCTGTCCATATACCTCTGTCTGCAATATTCTCTCTCTTCATACTCATTTTTTGTTCGTACGCTGAAACGTACGACGCCAACTCCTGATAACTCTTCTCGATAAATGGTTCCAATTTTTCTTGACATATCTTGTCAAGTAAGGAAACAACTGCTGTTTTGTCGCTAGACTTAGCAGCAAAAAATTTATCAACAAGAGGTCCAAGATTAAGATATATTGAGTCGGTGTCAGATGCGATGACATAATCTACCTTTTCTGTAGAGAGTAGTTTATTTAGGTATCTGTTCATTTTGTTCTCTATCCAACGGATAGAAACCTGTCCTGACAGTGTAATTGCTTCTGCATTTGCTGTCTTATAGTATCTAAAGTGTTCGTTGCCAATAGCACCATAGGCAGAGTTGAGAGAAATCTTCTTTGCCATTTGTATATTATTACAGCGAGCAATCTCTTTTGTAAGTTCAACAGTAGGAGTTTTTTCATACTGTTGCTTTGCTTTAATCATTCTCTTTTTGAAGATGACTCTAGAGTCATACATCTTTTTCATCATCTCTGGTAAGAAACCATGCACGTCTTTACGATACTGTGCACCATTAGCACATGTAGCAAACTGTTTATCAATCTCTACCTTTTGATTTAGAATCCCCTCAACGCTCGCACTGGGATGTCTGCTTTCCCTGAGTGTCTCTGGGGAGATATTGTACTGCATAATAAGATGAGGATACAGAGAGTTGAGATCGAAAGACACAACCCAATCATAGAATCCTGGTTTCGGTTCTTTAACATATGCTCCTGCGTATTTCTCATTCTTTGTTGCTTCTTTCTTAGGGGGTATGGCAATCCTACGTTTGTTTAACTCATTGTAGATGTAGTTGTCCCACATACGAACCTGACTGAATACATCTTCATAGTTTACCTTGGCATCATATGCCATAGTGTATGCGAGTTCAATCAATTTCATCTTGTCTTCTAGTTTATCAACTAAACGAACGTCATGGATGTTGTAATCAATAAACTTTTGCCAGTCGTTCTCATAGAACTCTTTGAATGTATCAAACTCAGAGTGATCTAGTTTCTTTTCTCCTAGTTCTACATTACAGATGTAGTCAAGACGATATGATTCCTGATTAGAATAAGTAAACTTCTTGTATAGTTCTAAGTAATCAAGTGTAGATATACCAAGTGTATCAACCGCAAATTGTTTACGACCTTTGATGAAGATCTCACGTTGTGATACCAATCTCCATGGTGATAATAATTTTACAAACTTCTCACCTAGTATACGTTCAATACGATTACAGATGTATGGCATATCAAACAACTGCACGTTCCATCCTGTAATTACATCAGGATAATTTGCTTGCCAGTAATCTAAGAAAGCATTCATCATACTTTCTTCCGATCTAAAGTGCATGTAATCAACCATAGGATCTTTGTTATCGTATGGTCTTGCACCAAACACAGTAATTCTACCAGAGAAACTATCTTTGATAGAGATAGCAAGTATCTCTTGATCAGCAGATTCTATGTCTGGAAATCCATTCTCAGCAGCAGTCTCAATATCAATATTGAATATACGAATCTTACTACTATCAAACTTTAGTTCTTCTTCTGGATGTTGTTCTGCGATGTACTGATATAAAAATCTTGTATTCCCATAAATGTCAAAGTCAGGAATTTCTTTGTATTGTTTTACAAACTCTCTTGCTTCTGATATAGAACCAAACTTATGTGGTTCTACACATTCTCCTTCTAGTGTTTTCCATTTGGAAAAGTTTTTTGTGGGCAAAAAAAGCGTTGGGTTAAAAGGAACCCGAACGCTGTATCTGTCACCATTATTGTATCCTCTTACGAGGAGACGATTTCCTGCTTGTTCAACACTTGTGTAAAACTTCATTCAAGGGATTTAATATAGTTTGCAAGTAGATCCTTACTAGGACTTACAATGGTAGTAATGTCAGTTGACCTGACTACTACCTCACGATCATCAGAGTTCTTAGGCCACTGACTTAGGTTACCTTCATAGTCTACCATAAAAGGTTGACGAAGTACACAGTCAGGATCACCAGGTAGTGTCTCACCTTCTACTTCATCAACTTGGGCAACTATCCATTCATTACTCAGTCGCAGTAGATTCGCTGCTATCTCCATCTTCCTTTACCTCGTAGAAAATTTGTTCATCCTTTAGACCAATCTCTTTTAGTCTGTCAGCATAATTCTTGACAATATTATTATCAGGATATACGACACTAATAATATGCTCACCACTAATTCTATGATCTTCAATAGGAGAATATGGACACCATCTAGAATAGTTAATAGGAATAGTTCCATCCTCATTTAGTTCTCCAAGAGTAAGTAGATATGGATACACCATTCTATACCCTGCTACCTTATCATCATCACCTTTAATCTCACCAAACAAACACAGAACACGTTCTGAGGTTGTAAGACTAACGATTCTCATATTATGATTAGTAATCAATTCTTCATTCATTTGTTAGTTCCTTTTTTTCTTGAAGTTTCTTTTCATAAGCATCTTGTAATCCTTTTTCTGGACTACTGATTGTCATAACACAATCATACGGAATCTTAAACTGCCAATCGGGAGAGTAAGGATTCCATTTACTAAACCTTACCTGATATTCCATACCAGATTGTTCAGTAAGATACTGTGGTGTGCTACCATCAAGAGTTAAAATATATGGTTCTTCCATGAGAAGACAGACTCCTTTTTTGTTGTCTCCTTCTTCATCAAAGATCTCTTTTAATTCTGTAATAACACGATCACCTGTTTTAAAGGTGACAACAGATACAGCCATATTCTAGCACCTAAAATTAAATTTGTCAAAATATATTTCCATACTTTTCATTTCTAGACATAATGTTAAATGAAATAGAAACCTTATGAGTTCCAAAAGACACCACACTATGTGGTAGAGATGATGGAAATATAATCACCTCTCCCTCTACATTGTTTTTTGTGTTGTAGTTCATCTCAAACAATTGATGTCCAAGTTGAGTAAACACTGTGCCATTCTCTCCTTCTAGATGTAGGAGATATATGCCAGAGAATGTAGACGACGGATGTGTATGTGTCTTATGCCAACACTTACCATCACGATAGACATTATACCACATAGACTGCAGTTTTGATTCCTGTGGTCTATGAACGATATTCAAATTGGGATCCTCCAACATTTGGTTGAATGGATCCCATACTACATTATGATATATTTCCTCCTCCATGTCAAGAAGAATGTTGTTCTCCTCAAAATAGTTTGTTATTGAATCTTGATACTCACCTTTATATGTGATACCAGATTCATTAGCATATATCTGAGGTAATAACTTTTTCTTTAATTGTTCATGGTCTTTAACTTTGGTATAAAAAACAAAGTTAGAAGGAAAATTATATAACATTAAAAATGTTTCTGACGTTTTTGTTTCTCTGGTAGTTCTTTCATCAATTTTATTGTGAGAAGTCCATCTTTAAAATCTACTGATTCAACCTCTACATCATCCGCCAGTTGCCAGTTACGTGAAAAGTTCTTGTGAGATATTCCTTTGTATGAATACTTCTTTTCTTCCTTAGAAGATTTGTCTGCTGAGATCGTTAAAACATTCCTTTCAGTTTCTACAGAAATGTCCCCTTGCGAAAATCCTGCAAGAGCCACCTCCAATATGGTTCTAGAATCAGATCCATTATAGATGTTGTAAGGAGGATAGTTTGTTCCTGTTCCTGCAAAAGTTTCAAGTCTGCTGAATGTTTCATCGAGTCCTAGTGTGAATGGAGTAAATTGCTCCCATGTATAGTTTACCATTGTGTCCTCCGTAAAGCGACGTAAATTAAGTGACCCTTTCGGCATCACATTAATATTTTATAATTGTAGCACAAAAAAAGGAGGTGTGCAAACCCCCAAAAACCGTTACGGTTTCTACTCTTCTATTTCAAAGAACCATCTAATGTGTTTTATGTAATCAAATGTACAACCTATGTCCTTGTCACAATTGACATCATACTTCCTATCACATAAGAACGTTCTTAATTCCTCAATAGAATTAAACTTGCCTTGATGTCTTTCCTGTTCGTCGTAGAGATGATATTTCATTAAGGTTCTTGTTTCTTTCTCCCTATATTATACTTGGATTCTAACGTCCATTCATTCTTTTCCTTGAAACTTAATACTTTGATTTGATTTAATGGAGCAAGATCTGATATCTTATCTTTGCTAACAATATTGGTAGTTACTAATCCCCAATCTAATAACAATTGCACGATTCTATTCCTGCGTTGAATATCGTTTAATGATAAATTAGTATTCTTTCCGTCTAATGCAAATAATTCTTTGAAGTGTACGATATAATACTTACCCTGTTTGTGAAGTATGTGACAGGATTGATATATCTTTTTCTCTTTTCTTGATGCTACACCTATGCGTGTTAATGTCTCACGAACTTTCAAGAAATCATCTGGTTCGTTCAATGTGACTTCAACCATATCAGATTGCTTCCATTGAATCTCAAGTTCACCGTTCATGTTTGCCACCTTTGCTTAATGCTTTTTTGATATAATCTAGTTGATTCTTGGTGAGAATTCTGAGTGCTTGGAGTGCCTTATCGTCATTATAACCATAATACTCTTTTACGATCTCAAGATAGTCAATAGAATCTTTCTTTGCCCAAGGAGAGAATCTCTTCCTAGGTTTCACACTATTTATATAAAAGTCATACTGCAAACGCTTTGGTAGATGAGGGTTCTTGTTCATCTCATTAGCAAACAACACAGTGTCAGTAAAGGAACTTAGACATCTGTTAATAATATATGTCGGATATTTCTTTTCCGCATCAATGTCATCAACTAATATGTTTTTCTTTGATTGGTTGATGCTGTATAGGTAGTCTTTCAGTTGGTACATTGTCGTTCCAGTGTCGTATATTTCCTGCAATAATAAAACAGTTAGTAATTACTAACTGTATGAAGATAAAGGATCTGATAATGCATATTATATCATCATATCTTTTAGTTGTCTCGTCGTTAAATGATCCTAGTGCATACTTCCATATCTTCCAAAATTTACTTAGCATTTACCCCAACAACTCTAGCGTTAGGGTTTCTAGCAAGAGCAACTTGACGTGCGTCTTGATAGTCTTTAGCAATCACTTCTTCTTTGAAGACAGTTCCTGCTTTGTATAGGGTTACTTCACATTTCATAATTAAATAAAACTAATTCTTTTCTGGATGCTTGTTCTTTATTATAGCATCCTGTAGACCTCATGGTGTAAGTGTGTGCAAATTCTGCAACTGTCCACCCATCAAACCTATCTCTAATTAACTGTGATGAGTTATATGATATTAACATAGGAGATGTAGACTTGTCGCATATAGTTGCAAACTCATCATGGTTAAATCCTTTATGCATATCTCCTTTTCTACCATACAAATTAGATTTAATTTCATATGGTGGATCTAAGTATATGTAAGTTCCTTCTTTATCAGATAACATCTGTTCATATGATAGATTAGTTATCTTCCATTTCTTAATCATCAAAGAATACTCTGGAAGTTTTTCAATACCATTCATTGAAAAATTACTTTCCGATGCTTGTTTAGAAAATGCACTACTCTCTGTCAATCCACTGAAAGAACATTTGTTTACAACATAGAATGATACAGCACGATCAATTTTATTTCCTACTGGTTTTGCTAGGTAATCTTTAGCATCTAAAAATAATTGTTTAGCAGACGATGGATCTGAGTGTCTTTGTTTGAGTTGTATCAATATGTCTCTAAGTTTCTGACCATCTGATTGCAATACTTTCCAGAAATTATACAATGGTTCATATAGATCATTGACCCATATGTCTATGTGTGGATACCTTTTACCTATCTCTATTGCTACAGAACCACCGCCTAAAAATGGTTCACGAAATTCTGTATAGTCTTTTAGATCAGGAATAAACTGAAACAGTTTACTCAATGCTCTAGACTTACCACCAGGATATCTTAGTGGTGTTTTATATGACTTTAAACTCTTTGTTTTCATTTTCTGAATACTCCAAGTTTAGCAAGGAGATATACTGATAACACTGTCCAAAATACAACTTCCAATCCAATGTGATTCATGGTTTCTTACCCTCCCAAATAATTGCTTCAACCAAATAATTTCTTGCTCGTTCAATGCCTTCTAGATTATCACCTAGTGCACCTATACTAGTATTACATACTTTACATAAAAATCCACGTAGTTTTCCTGTTTCATGACAATGATCTAAAACTAATTGTAGATCTGTCCTACCACAACAATCACATGGAGTTCCTAAAGGTTTTGTTTTACCATGTATTTTCTTTAGGTCTCTCTCTACCTTCCTAACAACCTTTCTGCATTCATAACACATACCATGACGATATGTTTTCTTTGCTGTAACAGTTGTTATTTCAAAGGCAATGTCCTCCTTTTCTTTTTTACATGTTCTACAGATCTTCATTTGAATTCACAACTCATCATGATTTCTGTGAGACATGCTAACAAATTTATTTCTTGGTCAGGAACAATAGGGATACTGTTCATATACTTTGCAATAATTAAAACTGCCTCTGGTATAGATGCGGGTTTCAATACACCATACAAACTATCATAGATCTTACGCATGACCATGGTGGGATCATTATCCATATGTTGTACTACCCAACTCTTTACTGTAGTAAATTCTTTTTTCTTAAGTGATGATAGTAAAGTATCTAAATTTACATCAGCAACATCAACAAGAATTGCAGATGTAATAGCACCTGTAGCAGCATAGCGTTGACATTCATTTATAAGTCTTCGCCAATCTGGATAATATCTTTTGATAAGTTTTGCTAAAACTTTATCATCATACTCAACCTTTTCTTTTGTGAGTATACTTCTCAACCTTACAAAGAACTCTCCTTGTAATTGTGTTGATTGCTCAGGTTTGATTCTGAAATCTACAACTGTACATCTAGAATGTAATGGTTCAATAATCTTATTGATAAAATTACATGTGAATATAAAACGACAGTTGTTATGAAACTCTTCTACAGCAGTTCTCAATGACAGTTGTACATCGTTAGTAGTGTTATCTGCTTCGTCAATGATAACAACTTTATGTGATGCACCTGATGTCAATGATACAGTTGTAGCAAACTGTCTTACACGATTTCTAACTGTGTCTAGAAAACGACCTTCGTCAGATCCATTGATGACAATGTATGATGCTCCTATCTCTTCACACATTGCCTTAGCAATAGTGGTCTTACCCACTCCTGCTGTACCACTCAATAGCAAGTTAGGTAGTTCTCCTTGTTCAACAAAACCTTGAAAGACATTACGTGTTGTATCTGGTAGGATACAATCTTTGACTTTGTTAGGTCGATACTTCTCAACCCAAAGGAACTCTTTGCTCATTATGTAATTGTAAATTAAAAGAAAATGTTAATCTCATATTAGCACTGGTTGTCAAGTCAACGCAATGCTTTAAATATGGTGGGAATAATATTACATCCCCATCATGTAAATTTGGTTGTAAACTATCAGCAAAGTATTCTCTAAAGTCCTCACTTTGATATGGGAACTGATGAACTCTATTGTTAGAATCTGGACGGAAAAACGTTGTTGGTGTAGCACCTTTATTATAATAGATACCACACCAGTACGGTGTTTGTTCCATACAACCTGTCAAGTGTGTATGTGGTTCTTGCCCTTGATTCTCATGATATACATTATACCAGAAATTATTAACAACAAACTTATCTGGTATACCATTCGATATAAAAAGTTTTTTAATTTGTTTTGATAAATCTCTTATCAAATTATCTCTGACATCAGTAGATATTAATCTATCGTTGTCAGTAATAAAAGGATAAGTAGAATTGACAGATGTTGTCCATCCTTTAGGACGACTATCTATTCTTCCCTGTTTTTCTATATCAGAGAAGTCATAGATTTCATGCTTATCAAATCTAAAAGTAAATATAGGAACATAAAAAACTTTATGTAACATCATGCGGGTTCAAGGGCAATAAAATACTTGAGGTCTGCATCTTGACTTGTCCACTCAGAGATCAATTGTTGAGATACTTTAACAACATAGTCACTTGGTAGAACACGAATGTTCTCAATCTTAAGGTCAAGAGAAAAGGTGCCAGTAGTAGTACCCTTGACAGAGAGATCGTAAGTATTACTGGTATCATTTTCTTTGTCTCTCAGAATTAATTTAATAACATCTGATCCTTCTTCTGAATAGAAAGTTAGATCAGGTAAACTATAAACTGCAGATGCTTTTTGGATGTTAACTAAATCCTCAGCAGTAAGAGAAAATTGTATATCAGAACCAGGAAATTTTACATTCTTTTCTGGTGCACTCTTTAATGTGATCTCAGGATCAGAAAAATAATACTTAGCACATTGACGACCACCTTTAATGTTTACAAAATCTTTACTTGTAAACTCTAACTGTGGATCATTGAACAAAGATATACCCATCAAGAACTGACTCAAATCATAGATTGCAAAATCAGAAGGAAATACTTCTTCGCCAGTAAACTTTGCTAAAATGTTTTCTGCGTTAGATATAGTTCTAACTGTTGAACCTTGACGAAATACAATTGATGAATTGATAGTCGAAAAGTTCTTAAGAACGTCTAATGTTTTTTTGGATAATGTTACTTTACTCATTTGTCATAATCTACTGAAAAGGTTGTAGGTGTGTTTGCGTTTAGTTCTGCTGCTCTAGCAGACTTATCGCTAAAATGTAGAAGGAGAACAGCATAGTGAACTATTTTAAATAGATCTTTTCTTGCTGTTCCCTTTCTATCATACCTTGAAGCATATTTCAAAATGTTAGACCTACAGAATGCTTCAGCATCACCAACAGAATCAATGAGATCCAATGTTTGGATTCCATGTTTACTGTAGTGTGCACCATAGGTACTAGAGATGTACTCTGAGATCTGTTTCAAGATCTCTTGCTCATTGTATTTCAATTCTCACTCCATACATGATCTATGTCACTATGATAGCATTGAAATTCATTTCCGTCAAGGTCAACAACATTTATTTTATGTGTTGATGACCATTCACTGCCATCATCACCTAAGATACGAACACTCCTACCGTCTTTAAGACGGAGGATGTGTCCTAGATAACCATCAAACGGTTGCTTCATTTTCTACCTCGTTTGGAACTACATCTGCATCTATCTTATCATATAATTCTAAGAATGATTGCTTTGTCTCGTCATCAAAACGATTGGTGCAAACTTTGATTGCTTTCATACGATCTTGCCAGATAGCAAATGCTCTGATGATGTGTACAAGTCTACGTGTTGAGATAACTTCGTCAACACCACCATCGTTAAATGTTCTACGGATGATGTCTGCCCAGTTAGCAAGGTGGGAACAAAACTCTTTGTCAAGAACAGCAAGTGATGATGCTGCTTTCTCAAGAATCTTTGTCTCTGTAGCAACAGTAGGATAGTCTTGCTCAAATGTCAATGCAAATCTCTCAAGGAATGCTTCGTTCAATACATTAGTACCGATGAATCTACCATCCTCAGATCCTTTACCTTTAGTATTTGCTGTAGCAAATATGTTGAAACCAGAACGACGCTCTACATAACGACCAGTCTTCTTTAAGAATAAACCTTTACCCTCTAGTACAGATTGTAAGCAAAGTATCTTGTTAGATGCTAGGTCAACCTCATCAAGAAGAAGGATAGCACCTCTTTCAAGTGCTTCGATAACAGGACCGTTGTGCCATACTGTCTCACCGTTGACAAGTCTGAATCCACCGATAAGATCGTCTTCGTCTGTTTCGATAGTGATGTTGACTCTGATCAATTCTTTTTTGAGCAGTGCACATGCTTGTTCTATACCTAGAGTCTTACCATTACCTGATAGACCTGTGATGAATGTGGGGTAGAAGATACCTGATTGAATAATCTTCTTGACATCAGAGAAGTTACCGAATGGAACAAAGTTAGGATCTTTGTCAGGAATTAGATTCTCTGCAATAGCAGGAGATGCAGAAGGAGCATTGTAAGTGATCTCAAGTTTTTCTTGGATAGTTAGATCCCACTTACCAATACCTTGTTTGTATTGCTTAAGTCTTTTCTTTACTGTAGCGAGTGAACAATTAAAATGCTCTGACGCTTGAAATAAATTTTTTGTGTTAACTTCTGTACCGAAGTTTTCTGTCAAGTATGTAACGAAGTCTTCAGTTGTTACAGGAATAGGAGCGAATGGCATTTTAAGATTTGTTGTTGTTGTACTTAGTATAATGGATAGTAAGGGGTGTTGCCACCCCTAGTGGACAGTTTGTTAACTGACCTTACTTACGAATGCGTTAAGTAATTTTTTGTTAACAGATTTGTTAGCAAGCATTTTTTTGAATGCTCTGGTGATGTCACCTTTTTTAGCATTGTCTTTTACAACGAACTCTGTGTCATTGTCAAGTGCTTTGTTATTGATAGCATAGAGTTCAGTAAATCCTGCAGGATTCTTGATAACTGCAGACTTCTCTTTCTTCCATTCCTTTTGAATCTCAGCATAGTTGCAGTCTGGTGAACCATAGTTAGAAACAAAATTCATAAGAGAACTACCTGCTAAGATACGAAATCCAAGAACATTTACATCAGGATTACGATCACGTAATTGCTTAAGGAAAACGTTAGTAGTAGTGCTGTATGTAAACTGTTCGTATGTACGTCCAGTTGTACGGTCACGTAATGCTACACCATAGTCAATACGACGTGCACGAATTACAATTTCACCTTCTCCTCTATCATACTCAGCACCATAAGCACTGGTGCATGCTTCGCCATCAGTTAAGATACATACGTTTACTTTTTGTAAGTTGTTATCTTTTTTGAATGTAGGAAGAATGTGGTTGAGCATAACGATTGACTCATTCAATGGAGTTCCAGATAAACCAAGACCTATTGTTGATGAGTATGAACCATATCTTCTGTGCTTAGATGCTTCACGAAATAGATTTAGACACATACGCTCGTAGTCTTTACCATTAGAACGTGATGAAACAAAGTTCATTAGGTAGAACCAAGAGTCAATATAGAACTTGTTTTTATCTAATTCTTTTTCATCAACATCATGGTATGTACGATAGTATGGTGTGTCTTGTGCTATAGTAGCATCATTGTCGATAGCACGTTGTGCTGCACCCCACTCATTTGTGAAAGCATATACTTCAAAAGGTATTTGTACTTTCTTACAGAATGAAGTTAGGTTGATTAATTGCTTTGCAGTAGAAAGCAACTCATAGCACATTGAACCAGACCAATCAAGAACAAAGATCATACCATGATTCTTACCATCAGGAATAACTGTAACTCTCTTGAATAGATCTTCGTTGTACTTGTATGTGTGAAGCATACCTGTGTTTAGAACACCTGTCTTAGCAGTAGAAGCACGTGCATATGCATCAGCAGATTTACGACACTCAAACTCTTTGACCATATAGTTTACTTCTTTCTGAGATTGCTTACGAAACTTTCTATAGTCTTCGTCAACATCAGTAAAATCATCTCTCTCATCTCTTTGAGAATCAATCCAACCATGGATTGTTTTCCAATCTACAACGTGCTTAGAAGTGTCAACATTTTCTGGTATCTCAATGTAAGTAGTTGGTGTACCATGATCAGTAGAAGAAAGATTTTCTTGTGCTTCATTGAATGCTTGCTGTGTAGAAGAACTATCAATACCACCTTCATTCTCTTCACCTTCACCATCTAGTAAGTCACTTAGTAACTCATCATCAGGTTCGGTCATGTTACCATCCTCATCATACCAGTCATCTTGAACATCCTCTAGATCTACTCCTGAGGAACCACCACTCTTCTGACCTTCAGCAGAAGTTTGTAATTTACCAAAACCTTCTTCGTCATCAGACTCTTTATCGCCACCAGTAGAAGATGGAGTTTGAGAAACAGGCACTTCAGTTTTCTCTTTCTCATCTTCTTGTGTCTTAGCATAGTTATAAACATCTTGTGCAATCTTACACACTTCATCAAAAGTCTCAGCAAGGTCAGCACGAGCAACAAACACATACTCAGCACCTTCAAAAGGCATCATAGCGTGAGCACCTAACTTGAAATGTAGATTGATACGATCAATAAGAGAAAACTCTGTAAGGTCTTTGTCAAAGATCTGGAAGAAGTCTTTGTCATTGAGTTCTGTGTAACCACCAACAAAAGATTTCTTAAGACCAGGATACTTACGCTTCATGAGTTTCTCGATACGAGCATCCTCAATAACATTGACGTAATCCTGTGGACAAGATACTTGCTCTCTGAAGTCTACGTTAGGTGTGAACAATGCATGTCCTACCTCATGACCTACAAGCATATCATACACGACGTCAGATGCTTTGTCCCACTTTGGAAGAACTAGGACTCTAGAATCAACATTGAAGTATGCTGTAGGTGTTTGTTTGTGCTCAACAACAAGATTCTCTGTTGCGAGGAGTCTTGCTAGATTGCCTTTGATTTCTTTGTTTGCCATGTGCCTGTGCTTTGTATATACACATGATAACAGATATTTTTGCTACCCAACCAGTGAGTGTGTAACTTCGTTAACTGTCACACCCAGTGTAGAATAGTTTTTATTCTTCTCTACTGTTATAGTTCTATCAAACTTATCATCTAAATTCTGTTTATGACTAATTACATAAACTTTTGTGTTCTCATCAAAATTTCTCAGGATCCATCCTAGATCAGATGTACCAGTTTGATCTAGTGATCCATCAAATATCTCATCTAAGATAAGTAAATTAGTATCGACGCTATTCTTAAGCTTAGCAATACTACGCCAAGTGAGCAGAAGAGCAATATCAATGCGAGCTTTTTCTCCTTCTGAGAACGAATCATATGAAAATATATCCCTGTATCTACTCTTAATTATTTCTTCAAAGTTCTCATCAAGGGTAAAATTGACATAAAACTCCATCCTTTGTAAGAAATCGTTAATTAACTTATTCATTGTAGGGAGATAAGTCTTGATAATCCTAGTCTTTATCCCATTGTCCTTAAGTAGTTGTCCTGCTGTTGTCAGGACATCACCATCTTTCTTTAGATCAGAATATTGTCTAGAGAAATTCTTTTTATCTTTTATAAATGTTTCTAATTTATTGTACTCTGCTTTTTTGTCAGGATTAGTTCCTTCCAATTCCTTTATCTCTTTTTCAATATCAGTTATTTGTTTCCTGATAGTCATGAGTTGAAAATTAGTCTGACTAATAGTTGTATTGATATTGTTTACTTCAGTTGACAACTCAGTAAATTTTTCTAATCTATTTTCTTCTTGTTCTATTGCTTCTAGTAGTTCGTCTTTACCAAAACTGATGTCTTTTATCTTATCATCCAAATCATTTGTCATAGTAGCAACAAATTCTTTTTCTAGTTCTTGAGAACAAGTAGGACAAACATCATGGTCTTCAAAGAACTTACGATCTTTCTCGCATGTGTTCAACTTATGTGTCAACTTTATTAAAAACGTGTTCAACTTCTTCAACTTCTCACTGGACTTAGAATACTCTTTCATTTCTTTATTAAGTCTTTCGATTTGTTGTGTTAGAATCAAAACCTCTTCTGTACCACACGTCTCTGTTGTTTGAAATTCTTCTATTTGCTTTTGTCTCTTCTTGATATCTTCTTCAGTTCTCTTTTCTAAAGTTAACATGTGCTGCTTTTGCAACTCTATCTTATCTTTTAATAAATCTATTTGATAATCTACATCACGTATCTCTACATTGTTCTCTTTCACTCTGTCTTTTAGTAACAAATTCATAGTAGAGAATACTTGTATGTCTAGTATATCTTCTATGATCTCTCGTCTCTGTGGTACAGACAACTTCATAAATGGTACGAACGTAGATGATCCTAGTACCACAATCTGTGTAAATGATTTGTAGTTCATCTTAAGAACACTGTTCTCAAAATTCTTTTGTTGTTCGTTTACAGAACTCTCCTTATCCCATAACACACCATTATGATAGATCTCAAACTTATTTGGTTTCATGGCACGAACAACTTTATATTCATTCTTACCAATAGAAAATTCTATCTCTACTGTACAATCCTTTTCGTTGATACTATTGATCAACATACTCTTACTAATTTTACGAAACGGTCTAGCAAACAAAGAAAAAGTAAGAGCATCCAAGATGGTACTCTTACCCGCACCGTTACTACCAACGATTAAATTTGTTCTTCCTTCTGTAAAGTCAATCTCACTAAAAACATTTCCAGTTGAGAGAAAATTCTTCCAACGGATTTTTTCAAAAACTATCATTCTAAATCGTCAGGTGGTATTATAAAATCGTCAGGTGTGATGATGGAAAATTTTTGTCCACGATCTTGACATGCTCCTATTATAACATGATCTTCCATTTCCACAACCCTCATGGAAGGATATTCTGATATATTTTCTAACATTGTAAGATATCTATTTGCATCATCTTCTAATTGAAATATGGGAACGACTCTATTCTTATCTGCATCAAACAAAGAATAGACTCCTTCTGCATGGTTTTCCAGTGTAAGTACATACATTATCCAACGTTACAACTTTCAATATATAGGGATCTCATGACATTCTTGAGTGAAGATTTGTCTACAGCGATATCCACCTCGTCAATATATTCATTCAAGAGAGTCATTGTATCCTTAGTCTTTAAGTCTACATCATCAATGTCATCTGTGTCAACTAGGGTTTCCACTATCTTAACATCATGTGCTCCTACGTTGTAAAGGCGATCAACCAATGTCTCGAACATTTGGTAGTCACGTTTTTCTTCAACAATAATCTTGATGTACTTGTCTTTATAATCAGATACATTTGATTTGTTGTAGTCATATTTGGCATCATCGTAGAAGATCTTGTCAAATATTTCGTAAGGATTTCTGACAAATTTAAGTCTATCAGTTTCAGTATCATAGATATGAAATCCACGAGAATCTTTGTAATCATTCCAATACATCTGATAAGGATTTCCAAGGTATTGTACATTACCTCTTTTTGATTTGTGATGGAAATGTCCTGACCATACACGATCAAAGTTTTTAAAATCACTAACAGAAAATCCACCATCAAAATGCATGCCTGGTGTAACTTCAAAACCATCAACTTCCATGTGACTACACATGATGTCAGCATTACTACTCTTCATAGTTTCTACTGCTTCTTTCTTATTCTCAGAATTAATCCAAGGCATCATAAGAAAATTTTTACCACCAACAGTTATATGTTCTGGTGAAGAATAGATGGTTATATTCTCATAGTTTTCTAATAATAACTCAGGAGAATTTATCCTATTAGTATTTTTATAGTAAGTACAATGATTACCAAGAATCATATGTACGTTATAATCTTTTAACCTCTCGAAGTAATTAGTCTTAACTCTGTTAAAAGTATTATAATCCAGAGACTTTCTATTATCAAAGGTGTCGCCAAGGTCAAATACCGTTGTGATACCTTCTTTCTCAAGAACTGGAAAAAATATGTTATCATAAAATTTTTGAAAGAAATTCCAGAACGGAAGAGAACCCTTACGTCCATCTAAATGTTGATCTGTTATAATTGCTATCTTCATTTCTTTTGCTCTTTCATATATTCTTCTCTACCATCTTTAGTAAACACCTTCTTTTCATAATCAAAATAAGGATGTGGTTCAGCACTTACAACAGGACTTTTAGATTTGTTTTTGATAACAATGAATCTATCAGCAGCAAATGTTCCTGCTAACTGTACTACCACATCATCTTCATCTTTCCAGTTGATACTACCATCTTTCTTGGTATGAAGCATTGCTTCCTGTATCTGGTCAATTAGTTCTTTCGTTAATTTCATACTCAATTTCAATAACTTTGGATGATCTTCCAGTAGATGTTGCTCTGGTTAGTCGTGTCATATTGCCACGTAGTTGTTTAGTGATACCTTCTAATTCAGATAGAAGTTCTGCTTCAAGGTCATCAGCAATGTCTCTATGTCTATCAACTCTCATGTATTCCGTATGGTGTTAGATCGTATTTTACTTTTTCAATACCTTCATGTTTTATTTTATTAGGTTGACCTATCTTATCTAAGATCTCAGCAGGAATCTTTTTCTTAGTAATGTCATAAGGTATAGGTGCGTTTGCTACACACACTCTAATACATTCCCACTGTTCCTCAGTAAAAAAATTATTATGATACATTAGTCGTCATGATCGTCCCATGGATCTGTTAAATTTTTGTTTGCAAAAAATCCTTTATACACACCATATCCTGCTAACAATATAGTGATAACTGCTATTGATATACCTAATGTGAAATTAGGATCTGCATTGTAGTGTGGAATTAGTGCGTTGCATTTAGTCCATGTACCAGGTAAAGTATACACTGGTGGACAAGACAGCAATAGATCTCTTATAGCTAACATTTCTGTTCCCATTAATTTATCCAATCTGGTTTGCGAGATGGGTCACGAAGATAGTTCGTAGGAACCCAAGGTTTAGATGCAACATAGCGTTTGTATGCAGTGAAGATGTCAATACTTGTATCGTACTTGAACTCGTCAGGACCTGCAAATGTAAATGATGATGGTTTGTATGGACTAGGTGCAGAAGGTATGATAGTTGTTGCTTCTATCAATGTCTTCTCACAACTATGTGACTTGCCATAGCGATGCTCGTACTCGTTGCAAAGAGCAAGACCATGTGCAAGTAACCACCATGTATTTTCTAGGCAAGAGTTTGCCCATATAGTACAAGGATGATTACGAAATGCACCCTTGTCTGTCTTGTATGCTTGACCATCAAGACGATGTAGATCACCGTAATTATGACCCCACTTGTCAGAGCAAACAATAGAAAGCATCTGACAAGTTTCTAGTGGCATCTTGACAACGTGTTTGTCAGGTAGATGTCTAGCGGATGTAGTTGGTGATGGATCTGTAACAAAGATATTCATTCTGATGATCTCCAGTCTTTTCTCATTGTAACATATGTTTCGGATTTTGCAACAACATCACGAACTCTTTTAAATATTTTTGCTGACTCAGCATATTTACTTGTAGCATGATCTGTTTCTTGAGGTAGAACCTCCTTAGTTCCTTTCTTATACTTTCTGCCTGAGTTGTGATTTGCATATCTTCTTGATCTAGTAAATCCCATCTCTAGAAATTTACGACACATATCCATACCAATAAAATCTTGATCCTTTTGATATTCTACATACATGCCATAAATTTCATGACTAGAAATTATTGCATCATGTGGAGTTTTGAATTTCCAATGAGCACATATATCGTTAGTATAAGGGCGAACCAATAGAACCCCTTGCTCCCCTCTTCCAATACGATATAGTTTACGAGTCTCCTCGTTTGTAAAATCAAGTCTCTTGTAATCGAGTTCATAATTAAATTCTTTCATAATCAATAAACTGGTATTCAGTAAATTTATAGACTCCACGATAGTCTGGAAACATCTCTCTGAGTTTTCTTGAGACAGCAAGTCTACGTTCAAAGCGATTCATTCTCTCGACTTGTCTAGTGTGTTTTCTTAATATACTCTTCATGTGTTCTATTTAAAATAACGATGCGTCCGTTTTCAATCATAAATTGTAGATCATCATCGTGACTCCACATTAGTTCTTCATAAAGTGCGTTCAGTCTACGCATATCATCATATAAGTCGTTAGGCATTAGCGATTCATTTTGGTCTCAATGTTTTCTTTGATGCTACCCATATCAGAATAAGAAGCATTCATACCTGACATATTACCAGTATATCTGTCAGTGTGCATTACCTCATCAAATCCAGACCTTTCCAGTATCTTTCCTTTGATTTCTAATTGTTTCTTTTCCTTTTGTATACGTCTTAAAAAAGCATAGTATATAATCTGTGTGAAATAAGCAAAAGGATTCTTTGATTTTTCGGGATCAAAGTTGTCTATGTACTGCAAGCAGTTTTCTATTCCATCACAAATCATATCCTCTCTAAACATATAGTTTACAAAGTTTGGTTTGTATGAGAGATGCGTTGCGATCTTTAAAAAACAAGACCCTAAGTAATTCGTAACTCTGGGTCTTGCTTCTCCCGCTTCTTCGGCAGCATGAACTTTCTGACGATAAACAGTGATCGCAGCGAGAAATTCTTTGTTGTTTACATAGTACTCGGTTTTTTTTCTTTTCATTACTGCGTTGAATGATGTCTTTAGTATAGCAAATGAAAGGAGTTTTGTAAAGGTACTTGACAAACTGTTAGATAACCAGTACACTAACCGTGTAGCGGGTTTAAGGTTGATCTTAGCTCTTTTTAAAAATATCCTCTAAAGACTTCTTGAATTTAGAGACTGACCCGACATAGCCTGACTTCCTAGGTAACTTGTCTGCAGTGTTTGCTAAGGTTTTACCACTCTTTATTCTTTCTAATGTCTTTACATAAAATTCTTTTATAGAAGGATCTACTTCAGACATTGTTACTATATGTTCTCGATTCATAACATACAAGTCTTCAAACGTCGCCGACATCCATTCCTTGAATGCAAAACCAGCAATTTCTAATGCACCCTTCCTTGACCTCTGTACTTCTACTAGAAGTGGATCCTCTAACATAACCTTATCTTCATCCTCAAGATAGATAACCTTTGCTACTATCTCTTCACCAGTTACGATTTTTATTGTTGAATAAAATTCTTCGTCTTTCATATTAGTTTGCTCTAAGGTTTACTCTTATAACTTCATACTTAAAATTTTCAGTATTGTATATGTTTACTCTTTCATTCAAATGCTTCAGCGTATAGTTCTGTCCACCAATGTCATCTGCAATGTCATACAACGTTGCTATGTCCTTACCTTCTCCTTTTCTAAGAACTCTACCAATTGATTGTAGGTTTCTAATTCTGGACTTTGATGGTGAAGCGAACACGATGTTGTGAAGACGCTTAATGTTAATTCCAGTTGAGAAGGTGCCGTAAGAGGCAACGATAATTGCATTAGATTCCGTCTCTGTAAGATTGCGTACTTCTTCTCGATCTTCTACGTCAGTTCCTCCATGCACAAAAAATACTTTACGTGCGGAGTCTACATTACTATTTATTAGTTCGTATAATGGTGTACCATGTTTTTCTACGTAGTTAAATAGTACTAGGGTGTTACCATCTAGATCTTTGACTAGATTTTTTATGAGGTTATTTCTACCTTTATGCTCCACAAGATATTCTATCTCATCTTGATATGATTCAAAATATTGCGGAGCATGTTTACAAAGTAGGATTTTTATCCTAAAATTAGAAAGGTAACCTTCCTTGATTAGATCATCTGTTTTAGTTACTTGTTCACACTTGCCAAACAAACCTTCTAGTACCCACTTGTGAGTCTTACTCCCATCTAGAGTACCAGTAAAACCAAACCTATACTTGGCATTGTGTAACTTAGTCATGATACCTGTCAATGACTTTGACTTAAAGAGATGTGCTTCATCACCAATCACACAATCTATATCATCAAAATATCTTTTAGGAAATTTGTAGATAGATTGCCAAGTTGATATTATAATAGGTTTGTCAGTATTCTTATCTTTACCAGAATAAATTTTATGTACAAAGTTGTCAGCACTCCACCCGTAAGAAATAAAATCATTGACCATCTGCTCAACGAGGGATGTAGTTGGGACGACTATAAGTATCTTCTTTGCGGTGGCAGCATAGTATCTGACTATGGAGTAGATCATAAGAGACTTCCCAGAACCCGTAGGAGAAAGAAGTAACTTACGATTATATTTTAAAGCTTCATACACCGCATTGTATTGATAATCTCTAGGTTCTATCTTAGAGATTTTTTTCATGTATTGTTTTACTGCTGGTAATGAGACTAGTTTATTATCCTGACTTAGATCTCCATACCAATCATTCTTTTCATACTCTACAATATATTGTTTCTCTGCTGCCCATACCTGTAGATGATCTAACAACCCATGATACAAATCTCCTGTAGCAGGGGAGTATAGACGTATAGTTCCATCCCAATATTTGTATCTGGGATTTCTTTTTAAAAATTTTGCTTCTGGAACTTCAAATGTGAAGTAGTCCGCTAATTCTCTATGGACGTACTCTTCATTAGAATGAATAGTTATATAAACTTCATTCTTTTTCTTTACTGTAAGATGTGTCATTATTGTCCATTAACAAATTTCTCCCACTCAATGGCACTCTTTACTTGAAAACCTCTATTTGATATTTGCTTCATAACATGATCTAGAAAGTACATCATCTGTTCTAGATACTTGATCTTTGCTTCTAGATTGATGATCTCATCATCAGACTCTATGTAGACCTTCATCTTTTCAGTTGTCTTTATATGTGATCCAAATGGTTTAGCAGCATACGTCTTAGCATCTGCTTCACCAGAATAGTATTCACGTTTGTCCTTTACTAATTTACGAATTTCAAACTCTAGAGAAGTTTTTATTTGAGATATGTCAGTGTAATGGTTTAAGTATTTATTGTGTTGGAAAGGTATGTCTAATGCGAGTTGTCCTAAGTCAGCACTATATTGTTTGTTCTTAAATTGAAAGTCTACATGACTATCTTCTGCCCATTCTTCTCTAAGTTTTTGAAATTTATTATGAAGAGAATCAAAATTCATATTTTCTTAAATGTTTTATCACGTAGGAAGAACTGCTGATGTTTAAATGTAACCTGTGCAGTAATGTACTCTACATCTCCTATTGTAGCATCAAATTGCAAATTTGTCAGTGCTACAGGGAATAAATTCTGATAGTCTACTACAAATGCAGGGTTGAATGCACTGGTGGTTATCAGTAATTGACCATTAGTAAATATATCTTCCTCTGGTGTCTCTCTCGCCATCTGATCCGCATTACCATTGTCACGCATCCATTTGTATATACTGTTGTAGTTCTTTAGATCTTCATCTACAATAAAGGTCACTGAAAGATCACCAAACTCTACTCCTCCACCAGGTATAATAGGCAAGTTTCTAAATTGACTTGCTACCTGAGTACTAGGCATGTTGATATCAGGAAGGTTTGCTGATTGACAAAAGAAATCTACACCTTCAAACTTTTCTAGTTTGAGGATAAAACCAATAGGGTTTAAAAAGTTTCTATTGGTTGGTTGTTCTTTATACCAATCTGCTCCGCCTAAAGGCATGTTAATATCTCGACTACTTAGTATTTATGTTTGTCTTAGCACTTCGTCTTTTAGTTTATCTACTACGTCTTGTACGACACTCACATCAATACCCATAAACGGAGGTATTAAACCTAACACTCTGAATAGACCATCAGCAAACAAGGCAATAAATGCAAACCCTAGTGCCATACTAATTAGACCAGCGTTTCTATTGTGTTGGTTGATAGCAAACTCAATCATATCTTCAACTTCTTCTTTACTAACCATAGTTTGTTTCTTGGTCTTAAAGAATGGTTTTTCGTATGCTTTTTTTACTTTGTTGTCTTGAGAAATTAGGTTTCTTCCGTATTGAGATAACATGTCGTTAGTTTTTAGGTAGTGTTTAATTTTGTTATTCATCTAGATCATCCTCCTCGTCCCAGACGATGTAAGGTCCGTGTTGCATTCGTTTTAGTTTATCTGTTTCTGAACTAAATCTCATGGTTTCAGTAATCCACAGTGAAATTTTAATTACAAGAAATATCACCAGTAACGGTGATAAGCATAACAATAGTATAACAGATGATTGATTCATTGCCAATAATCGTCCATGGATTTTTTTACTCTACTTATATTTAAGCATAAAAAAAGGGATCCCGTAGGATCCCTGTTTGTGTTTCCTAACAATGTTAGGGAGTTTTCCACACTTATGTTAGATTTGCTACTCTAACTCTTCTGTAGTACTGGTTCTTACCGTGTGTAAGAGCTTCAGCATCAGGAGTGCTTCCGTTAAGTACAAATGGGTTAGCAACCATACCGTATCTAGTCTTGAAACCAATTTTTGGTTGGAAGGTAGATGGGTCGATGCTTCTTAACATCTGTAGGGGCACATATGGACAATAGAATAATCCAGCATCGTAAGGTGATGTACCTTTGTATCCTACAACATAGTAGTGTGTATTAGATACGTTTGCTGAGTAAGGGTCAACATAAACTTTGATGCGACCATTCATTGTACCAACTAAAAGGTTACCTGTGTCGTCTACTTCACCAATTGAAGGACCACCAGCACCTGTTAAACCAGAAGAGTAGTCTAGAGTACCAGACATAGCAAGAGCAGAAGCAACGTCTGCAGATGTTAGGATAAAGTTACCCTTTCCTCTACGAGTTTGCTGTGCGATTGCGTTTGCATCTCTTTCGATTTGGAACATAAGTCCTTTGAATTTCTCAACTGACCATCTTCCGTTACTATCTACGTCTAGATCAAATACACCAGCGTTTGCAACGTTGTTTTGTGCACCTGACTTAGCAACTGTATAAACAGTTCTAACAACCTCACGGTTGATTTCAGCAAGGATCTCACTTGATAGTAAGTTAGCAAGTTCCTGCTCTGCATCAAGACCGTGAATTGCTTTCAAGTCTTGTGCTAGTTCTAGAGTGTACTCTGCCTTTAGTGCTCTTGTTTTAGCAGTAACAGAAGTTTTCTCTATACTGAAACTCATCTCGTTGAAGAGAGTAGATCCAGAACCTAGAACTTCGGCGTCTTCTCTAGCGATATTACCAGCAGTACGCTCGTAGTTACCAGCAGTTGTACCACCACCAGATGTATCGTTAAGTAAACCTGGGTTAGCATCTGTTGAACCACCGTCTCCAAGAGGAGATGCAGGGTCGTTGAATGCAGCAGGTCCTTGTGTGTTACCAGAGAAGTTAGGATCTGGTTCGTTGAAGAGTGCTTCGTTTCCAGCTCTTAGTGCAGATCCATTTTGCTGATAGTGTGACTTCATTGCAAAGATTAGTCCTGTAGGACCGCTCATTGGTTGTACACCACAGATGTCGTATGCTACCAAGTTTGGCATAGCACGACGGATGAGGCTAATCATCACTGGATCGAAACCAGCTAGACCACCTGTATTTGTAGCAAGACCACTACCAGATAGACCGCTTGTACCAATGGCACCAACTGTGTTGGATGCTTCATTGATCATTCCACGTTCTTCTCTTAATGTAGCCTCTGTGTTTTCTAACAAAACAGCGGTAACAGCTTTTCTATAATTGTCTTTGATGGTGCCAGCACCTTCATGACTTAGAACAGGTGACCACTTCTCTGTTAGAGCTTTTGAGTTAAACATTTTGCTCTTTTAAGAAAAATAGATTTATAATTTATTGACCCCAACGATTCATCGCATCAAGATACTGTGCCATTGCTGGACTAATATCCTTATCTGATGCTCCTAATACTGGAGTTTCGTCTGCAACTTCACTTGGTGTTACAGTTTTTTCTGTAAAGTAAGACTCCTTGATGGTAGTAACCTTCTTAGAGAATTCCTCTTCAGATGTAAACTCTAGACTCTCAGCGAGTGCAGCGAGTTTGTCCTTCTGAGTATCTGCTAGTCCTTCTGAAACATTCTTCAGAATAACTGTTCTTGCAGATTCGTCAAGACGCTTTTGTAATTTCACATTAGCTTTGACCTGTTCGTCAAGGCGTGATTCCATTTCACGAATAGAGTCAGCCATACCTTCTACCACATCGACTTTCTCGTCTGGGATAGAAATGTAGTGCTCCTCAAAGAGACCCTTTAGACCCGCAATGAAGTCTTCTGTGATCTCATTTCTGATTCCACGATCAACGGCTACTTGATTAGTCTCCATCCATTGACCTATGGCGTAGTTAACTGTGCCATTTACTTCCTCGGAAAGCTCTGCCTTAGCAGTATCTACTTGCTTTTCGAGTTCTGTAGCAAAGTGTTCTACAAGCTTGTCGTACTCTTCGTTGAGTTTTGCTTTGATTGCTGCTTCAAAGATAGTCTTCGCTTTCTCAGCAAACTCTTTTGAGAGTTCTGTTCCCTCTAATAGGGCATTGACATCATCGGAAACATCAAGGTCTTCGTATGATGGTTTGATTGGATAGGTTACACTAGAACCTGTACCAGTTCCGTATGCAGCATCTGCACCAACTGTAGGTTGTGTACCCTGATCACCAGCATCTCCAATGTTAGATGTCTGAGCAGATCCATCGCTTTGTGCTGCCTTATCTCCTACTGGAGCGGCTGCCTTAGCACCTGGATTCTCTTCACCATCATCATCGTGCTCATTAGGAGTGGTGGATGTACCACCTAAATCTGCAGGAGCAGACTGTCCATATGATTTACCAGCATCAACTGTTGGCATAGGATCTTTCCCGCCACCATTTGATGTCTGTGCATCAGAAACCTGAGATGGTTCGCTACCTGTGCCTGGTATGACGTTTGCGGAAACAGTCGGCATAGGGTCGCCTTCCACGATAGTCACTTTTTGCTCGGTAGCAAACTCCTCAAATTTTTCGTTAAGTTTATCTGACATTAGAGTTTACCTTAATAATTTTCCGTATAGTGATATGAATTATTTATAGAATCAAAGATTTGAGAGGAAATGCTCAAAAACTTGGAGCGTTTTTGCCTCTACATCATTGCGACTTGCGTCGCTCATTATCTTTTTATATTTAGCAACTTCAGTTTCCTTTAGTATACCGTTACACCAAACCCATTCTTTACCTTCCATGATTCCATTAACGAAAGCATCAGGTGCGGAGGGGTCTGCTACTATGTCTGCAGCAGTGGTGAGCATGAAGTCATCACGCACAACATTGCAACTTTCTGTCTTGTCGATGCTTCCCATACCACGTGAGGAAACACCCAACTGAACACCTTCGCCAAGTAAGTTCTTAGCAATGTTACCCATTGGTGTGTCTAAAATTTGTGCCTTGCCAATAAAATTATTTCCCTCTGCTCTGAGTGAAGTAATTCTATGAGACACTCTATCAAGATTGATAGTAGGACCATCGGGATGTCCAAGTTCACCGAGAGCACGTTTAGATTGTACATACTCTTCATTATATCTCTTAACCTCACGGTCAAGAACAGTGAAGGGGTACATACGACCATTGCGATTTTTTAACTCAGATTGTAAGAACACTCCTTCAATATAAAGAAGTTTCTTTCCGTTTTTTTCCTCTGTTACGAGTTTAACGTCTTCAATCGTTTCCGTTATCAGTTTCATTGTTTGGTATCTCTGTCTCGGTTGGTTCATCAAAGAATGTATTGGCAACCACTTTCTTATAATCTGCCATTGCTTGTGAAGCTTTGCCAAATAACAAGTCGTGGATAGCATCAATAGCAGACGCTCGTTGGTTATTGTCAATCTTATCGACAATATCTACAGAACCAAGTTCTTTATTAACATCTGTATTTTCAGTCATAATATTCTTGTAGCAATTATTATTTATTATTATTGGATGGTTGAGATGCGGAAACTGGTGGTTTAGGTCTACGTTTTTCCTTATCTATCTCTCTTTCTACAGCATCATCAGCTGCTTGTGCTTGAAGTTCTGGTTGGAAAGCAGTGTTTTGACGATCCATAGTATCAAATGTATTCACATCTTGTGGCGACATAACAATACCTTGATCAATCTCTTGCTGCATCTCCTTATCTAACTCTCGCATATCCTTGTTGGTTTGACCAAGAACTTCCTTACGAATGTGTGCCACGGAGAAGTACTTGCCAACGAAAGGATCCATCTGTGTGACAGTTGCTATACGTTGGTTAAACATCTCAATGTTTTTTAATTCATTGAAGTGATTGTCGAATAAGAAGTCATACTGTATATGCTCTTTCATATCTTCCCAATCTTCTGGAGCAATAACTCCTTTTAAGATCAGTTGAGTCTTAAGCATATCTTGGAACATCTCACTAAACCTTTTACGGAGACGACCAATGAACTTAGTAAACTTAAGTTCGTCACGGAGAACCTCAGTTGTCTTACCTAGATTAAATCCTTTGTTGTCATCTGTAAGACGAGATGGAGGTAAGTTCAAACTGTTGTATAATTTCTTTTTAAAATACTCAACGTCTTTGAGTTCACCTAGGTTTTGACCACCTGGTAATGTAGTAATCTCTGTTCCTCTACCACCTTCTCTACGTGGTAACCAGAAATCTTCTAGCATACTCATGTGCTTTTTATCGTCACGCATCTCTCCAGTACTGGAATCGTAAACTAACTTATTACGATAACGTGCCATGACGTCACGGAGATATTGTTCTGCCTTTACCTTTGGAAGATTACCTACGTCAATATAAAATATTCTACGCTCTGGTGCACGAGAAAGTCTGTATATAACTAGAGAGTCTTCAATCATTCTAAGTTGATTGATCGCTTTGATTGCCTTGTGTAGGAAACCAAGAGTCATTCTCTTGTTTAAATCTTGTAGTCCAGAAGGGCAGAATGTAATAGAATCTATTGCCATCTTGACACCTTGTGACAATGACATGTCACCAACAGGTCCTAAAACACCACCTTTATAAAAACCCTTAGGATTATAAAGATAGTAATCTACAAATGTTCCGTACTCGTACTCTAATGCTGTACCTTTCATTGCCTGTTTTTGCAATGAATCTAAGTTCTTTTTCTGGTCAAGTTTTTGACGAACCTTCTTGATCTTCATAGGATCAATATAACGAAGTTCCGTAATACCTTTCTTAGGATTCTCTAGGTCTATAACTTTATGATAATATAATCTTCCATCAATATACCAAGATCTGACAATCTCATGTGCTCGATTGTCAAAGTTTAAAAGTCTTTTGAGATATTCAAACTCATCTCTTATTTTTTTCTTGATACTCATTCCAGCATCAAGGTTATCTAAATTTACTTCAACAGGAGTGTCATGAGCATCGCTCACAACAAACTCGTTTACTACCTCGTCAACTGCACTGTCCACCTCAGGGTGTAGTGCCATGTCACGATAACGACGGATCATCTCATACTCATTACGAGCTTGATTGTCCGTGTCCACATACGTTCCATAGTAGCCTCCTGCTGCTACAGCAATCGACTCCTCAGCATTAGGAGGGACAGGGGACTGACCCTTCTTTCCCTCCTTACGTTGTATTTGGAAACCAAATAATTGACTCATCTACCTAGTCATAATAGTGCTCTTACTTATATTTAGCAGAGTTAATTATATGACTTTTCCAGTTGCTACTTCAGATCTATTAGATGCTGGATTCTGTGATCCACCTTTTGACTTCTCTGCAGTGAAGTATGAATACTGCCATTCAACAGTAAACTCTTCAATCTGATCGTTGCTATCATATGCAAGATCAATTTGAGAAACGTTAGTTGGGAAGCAATGATGTAACTGATATGTTCTTATTGCAGAACCACTACCAGTCTGATCTTTTTCTAATTGAGTAACAAAAAGATTTGCCATGTAACCATCACCACTAGCATCTGGAAGAAATCTTTCAGCAGTGTTGCCAGCGTGTGTATTGATTTCATTTGCCCACTGCTCAAATAGAGCACGGATCTTGAAGTTTTTATCGTTAAAGAATGTAGCAGTCCATGTATCGAAGGTGCGATCACCAGCGATTTTAACTGTTCTACCTCTAAAAGGAACTTCGATTACACCCAAGTTTGATCCTGGTAATGCTGCGGACTTGCAAAGAATAGAAGTTAATTCTTTACCGTTATTACCACCAGCACCCTCAGATGCTAGTTCTCCTCCTGCGAGATCATTGATTGTTGCATCATTAAAACCAGCAGGAAATTGGATGTCCACATTGAACATATTAGGCTTAACGCCTTGACCAATGACTTGGAGGAACGAAGATACGTTGTTAGTTGCCATTTGTTTTTACCTTTTGTTTAATTATCTACCAACGACTTCGGTGAAATTAACACCTGTCTTCGTTGCTGTAACAGTCACAGTTACATAGTTGATAGAGCGAGTTGGTTTCACAAATACTTCTGCGACAAACTCATTTCTATCTATGACCTCTGGAGTATTGTTTGTTTCATCACAAACAACTAAGTAGTCTGTTACTCCTCTACGTGCTTGAATTTCACTTAGATATCCACTAAGTGCAGCATTGAAACTTGAACGAGTGATAGTATCGTTCTGCTCAAACAATACACCTTCCGCAAGAACTCTTGCTCTCTTCTCTATATTAAGGAAGAGACGTCTTACGTTGATGCGATCAAATGCAGATGGAGAAGCAAGTGCAGTCTTATCACCAAATAGGATAGGACCTGAACCAGGAAATGCTACAACAGGGTTAATTGCTGAAGTATAAAGATCATCTCTTGCTGCTTTGTTAGGATTGAATGCAAGTTTAACTACATTCTGTAGTCCACCTCTAGATGTTCCTGCTGGAGAAATCCAGTCGTCACCAATAATAGAAGTAGAAACACATAAACCAGCAATGTCACCATTGGTGCCGATATAACAATACTTGTCGTTAAATCTGTCATATGTGTATTTGATTCCACTATCCTTAACAACATAAGAACTAGAACCAATACTAGAGAAGAAATCAATAGTCTTTTCTAATTGTTGTGCAGGAGTTAATGCAACGTTACCAGAACTAGCAATCTGAGTACCGTTCCATGGTGAAATGAATGCTATGCAATCTTTTCTTGTGTTTGCTACAGAAGCAACAGCACCCGCCTTAACAAGTGTGTCTGCCTCAGAACCCATTGATCCACCCATGATAACAAAATCAAGTGATGTTTCTTCTGTGTCTTGGAATAGTGAATATGCTGCAGCGATTTCTCCTGTAGTATATGCGTAATCATCAGTACCGCCTGATAATGCACCACCAGCAGTCTTAAGAATTCTTGCGATCTTAATAGGAGCAGCAGATGTAGCACCATAAGATGCAACAGCAGCACCAGGATCTTCTCCTAGTGTAGTAAACTCAGCAGATGTTAATGCACTAGCGTAAATGTAATTAGAATATTCATTTACATAATTCTTCCAATAAATTGAAGCACCCTCTGGTGATTTAGCGTCTGATATCTTAGAGAGATATGTCATTCTCTCAACAACTGTATTTGTTGAAGTGTCAATAATTGCAAGGTGTACCTCATCCATTGAGATATAACGCTCTGTTGCAAATGCTGAACTACCTGGTCTAGGACCTATTTCTTTATATGTTAAACCAGTTGATCCAATTGCAGTTGCGTTCCACATTGAATTAGTGAATGCAGCAGATGTATCTCCAGCAGCTGGAGTAGGAGCAGCACTTCCTTGAATAATTCTGACCTGTGTTGTACTAACAACTTCTACAACTTCATGTCCAACAGCAGCATCGTCAGTGTATGTACCACCAACACTTAAACCGTGAGCTGATGCAGTTGTAATTGTGAAATCAGGACCTTTGTCCACTACAACAACATAAAGATTGTTTCCGTCTGCACCAGCAGTACGAGCAATAAACTTTTCTGATGAACCAGCACCAGCATCGTAATCTTCTTTTGATCCGACTAATACTGCTGAACCATCTTCAGTTGCGTTTAATACGCCAGTTGCTGCACGAACAACCGCAAGAGATCCACCATAGCGGAGATACTCTGCTGCTACTAACCAGTCTGCAGCGTTTGCCTCAGCTGGTGCTCCGAAAGTATTAATTAATTCTCTTTCAGATCCTATATTTGTAATTTTGCCTACAGGTCCACTGCGAAATGATGATGCGAATCCAGCACGAAGACCAGAAACACCAACCAAGACACCAGTAGATAGATCACGTTCTCTAATAACAACACCAGGCGAGACTTGACTTGCCATTTAATTTTACCTCTAAGATATCATTTTATCTAAAAGTATTTAGAGATTTCCATCACTCCACAGGGGAAACAACACACGAACACTCTACCAGTCTGGATAGTTACCTTCCTTTATTTTCTTTTTACTTTTTCTTTTTGCTACTATTCTTTTAATCGTACAGTCCTTACACTCGTAAGAATATGCAGATGGTAAACCTTTCTTTTGTTTTCTTGACATGTAAAAATCTTCCAGTAGATTCTTGATCTGATTACATGTCCTACATCTCCTTTCTTTAAATAATAAATGTTCTAATTCAAATTGATTCTCAAGATCCATTACAAGTCAGGCAACATATATCCTACTTCTTCTTGCTTATCACCATACCAGAATGATCCATCAGCATCTACAAATGTATCATCTCCCATACCATCATCTATAAAACCAAATGGTGCCATGTCTTGTTCTATTTGATTTCGTTGTTCTTCATAAATTCTTCTTCTGACATCTGTGTCAGTCATTTCTTTAAAGTAATCTTGCATGACTAACCATGCAAACAATACCATACACATAACAAGGTCATCATGGTAACCTTCGTCTGCTTCCCATGCTTGCTTTCTTTGTATGAACGTAGTAAGTTCTTGAAGAATATCGAAATCTTGAAAAGTTAATTTATCTTCTTCTATGATTGCTTTTAGATTGGCACATCCAATCTTCTTGACAGTGATACTCATCTTAACACCTAACTGTGTTTTATTACCTGAGAATCCTTGTCCGACTATCTGTCCTGCTCTACCTCTCATGGCACACATGAGTACATTAGGATATTCTAGATCATAGTTTAGTGTTGCTGCTATCGAGTCTCCTATGTCATTTACCTCGACAAGTATGTAAGGATTATGATATTCCTTTGCTACTTGAAAGATGACCGAGGGAAACAGTACAGGTTTAATCTCATTATCTCTGTACTTCGCAACGATCTTATACGGGAGACTGGTGATATCAAACACGATGAAAGCAGAATAATCGCCACCAATTCCTCTGGCAACATCAACAGTAATAATATATTCGTGATCTTCTTTTGCTCTCTCAAAAACATCAAGTCCTGCATTGCTCGTAATTGGGTCATTGAACGGAATGCATTGTAATTTGGATGGACTGATAAGTGTATCAGCAGATCCTAGGAAGTCGCATTCAAACTCCTGTGCAAATTGTCTTTTAGATGTGTTCTTTATTGTCTCATCTTTCCACTTGGAATCTCTACCAGGTACCTGAGACCAATGAACTTCATTAGTTATATAATCATTCTTATCGTTCCTAGCATCCTCCCACATCTTATAGAAGTGGTTCATACCATTAGGAGTGGATATGATTATGACTTTAGTTGATTTACCAGAAGTAATAGTAGGATATACTGATGGAAACAATTGTTCTGCGACATGGTTAGGGACGAATGCAAACTCGTCAAGGAATAGAATGTTGAAGGACATACCTCTAACTGCACTAGCAGACGTAGAAGCAGCCAATATTTTTGATCCGTTTTCAAGTTCGACATTACCCTTGTTCCATACTAATATACCATGTTGCATCCACTTTGGTAGATTCTCATATGCTAGTTGAAGTCTTCCAAGTAGTTCCCTTGCAGTGCTTGCCTTGTTAGCGAGTATACCGATGTTAACACTATCATAGAAAATAGCATAGTATAAAAGGTAAGCCACAACAGTCGTACTCTTACCTGTCTGCCTAGGGAGTTTAGCAATATTAAATCTGTTTTGATGAAAGTCCTCTAATATTCTTTTTTGAAAATCATACATGTCAAAAGGAACAAGACCTTCATCAAGAGAAATGATTTTTATATAATGGGTAGCAAAATATATTGGATCTTTTTTACATTTAATCCATTCTTGTACTTGCTTTTTTGTAAACTGTATAGGTGTACCCGCCTTCTTTAGGTTGGGATTACCTAGGTATACATCATTAGTTGCCATACTTTATTTATCGTCAGGGTCTTTTAGTCCCCTAAAAACCAATAACTCATCTCCATCCTTTGCATCTCTCATCTCTGGATGTACAGTTCTTTGTGGTTTCCGTGGTTTATTCACATCTTCTAATACAGCACCTGTCATCTTCCACATAAATGCGAAGGTTGCACCAACAACTGCTGCAAAACTAAGACCAAATATGAATATGGTTATGTCATTCATTTCTCTCTAT